AACTTGCACAAACTATTGCTGGAGCTGAAGAGAAACCTATAAAAGCATTTGTAGTAGAAAGCGAAATAACAACAGCACAACAATTAGCAAGATCAGTTATAGTTAATTCTTCTATATAAAACAAAAAAATAAAACTTAAGTTATAATAATATGGAAAATGTAATAGAGTTAATCATTGATGAAAATAATGAGATAAGTGGAATAGAAGCAATATCTATTGTAGAAAACCCAGCTATTGAAGAAGATTTTATAGCACTTAAAGAACATAAAGAAGTTAGATTAGCAGAAGTAGATGGTGAGAAAAGAATTCTTATGGGACCTGCATTAATACCTAATAAAAAGATATTTAGAAAAGGTGCAGATGATAATGAAGATTATTACATATACTTTAGCGAAAATACTGTTCGTAAAGCATCAGAGTTATTCTTTATAAAAAGCAAACAAAACAATTCAACATATGAGCATCAGATCGAGTTAAATGGAATGAGTGTTGTAGAGTCTTGGATTGTTGATGATCCAACTAACGATAAATCTAATGCTTATGGTTTTGACTTACCAAAAGGAAGTTGGGTTGTATCTATGAAAGTATTAAATGATGATGTATGGGAAAGAGTAAAAAATGAAGAGGTTAAAGGTTTTTCAATAGAGGGATTCTTTGCTGACAAGATGGAAAGACCAAAAGAAAGTATAGAAGAAAAAGCGTGTGATAGTTGTTTAGATGAGTTGAACGCACACTTTGAATTAATGGAAGCACTATCAGCTTTAGAAGAAGAAGTAGATTTAGAAAGTTATGGTGGTTACCCACAATCAGCTAAGAACAATGCAAAAAGAGGTATTGATCTGAACAAGAAACTAAACAACAAGTGTGCAACACAAGTTGGTAAAGTAAGAGCGCAGCAATTAGCTAGAGGAGAAAAATTTACATTATCAACACTTAAAAGAATATATTCTTATTTATCAAGAGCAAGTGCATATTATGATCCAGGGAATAATGAAGCGTGTGGAACAATTTCATATTTATTATGGGGTGGTAAATCAATGTTAAATTGGACTACTTCTAAATTAAAAGGTCTTGATGCAATAGAAGCATCAGCTATCATTATAGATGGTAGAGCAGCGTACTCAACGAAAGAAGAAGCTGAGAAAGCTGCAGAAGATATGGGTTGTTCAGGGTATCATACACACGAATTAGATGGTGATGTTTGGTATATGCCTTGTGAGGAACACAATCTCAAAGACAAAGATGATCCTTGTCAATCAGGATATGAGCAAATAGGTATGAAAACCAAGAATGGTGTGAAAGTTCCTAATTGTGTTCCAATAAAAAATTAATAATTATGCCAGGTAAACATAAATACAAGAAAAAGAAAACCAAGAAAAGATGAAAAGAAGAAAGGACGCTACATTAAGCCATTCTTCCCCTCGATCTTCTTCAAGAGGGTGTCTATGTCCTGATGGTAGAACTTATCACAAAAAATGTTGTGATGGTACATTAGAAGCACAGGGTATAGGTAAGGTTTGAAATTAAAACAATAATATTTACTTAAGTTATACTATAAATTCTTAATCTTATGAGAGCAAGTGAAATAGTAAATAAACTTAAAGATGTCCTTTTATCATCAACTGAAGTAGAAAAAGTTGAAGAAACTAATATCGAAAAAGAAGTTGAATTAAAGGAATCAACACCTAAATCTAAAAAAGAGGTGGAATCAAAAAGCGTTTCAGAAAACGCAAATGATGAAACTCAAAAGCAAGAAGATGACATTAGAGAAGTGTCTTATTCTGCTGAAGAGGTACTAGCTGAAAATCCTATGGAAGATACTCAAGAAGAAATTATTGAGGAAGCACCTAAATATGCAACAATAGAAGAAGTTGCAGAGATTAAAGCTATGGTTGAAAAACTAAGAGGAATGGTTGAAGCAAAAGAAGAAACAAGTCCTGAAGTTCCACAAGAACTTTCTAGTGATGAAGTTACTGAACCTTTAGCACATTCTCCTGAAAATGAAGTAAGTGAAAAATTAGGTATTAGATATTCAACTAATGCAAGACAAAACACAACTTACTCAAGAGTATTAAACGCAATATCTAATAATTAATCAAATTTTAAAATTATGTCTACGACAATAACAACTTCGAATGATGTATTGAGAGCAAGATCAAAACAAACAACTCTTACTGCATCTCAAAGCGTAACAGCTAATCAAGCAGGTGGTGAATTTAACATTGCGACTGACGCATTAGTTATAACATTACCTGAGATCAACGCCAATAATATTGGTATGGAATTCACATTCAGAAACACTGGAGCTGATGGTAATAACATTATTACTTTATCTCCTGCTGCAGCTGATGGTATAAATGGAAGTATCGCAAATGCAGCTGCTGATTCAGTAGCTAGTGGTACAGCTAACAAAGACTGGGTTAACACAAAAGCTACAGCAAACAAAGGTGACTGGTGTACAATTAAAGCTATATCTACAACTGCTTGGTATGTAACAGGTGGAGTAGGTATTTGGGCATCAGAAGCATAATCTAATATTAATCAAATTTAATTCGTAAAAAATGGCGACAACAAATAATTTAACGACAACTTATTCTGGTGAATTCGCAGGCAAATATGTTTCTGCAGCTTTATTATCAGGTAAGACTTTGGCAGAGGGTAATATATCTATCAAGCCAAACATCAAGTACAAAGAAGTAATGAAAAAAGTATCTACAAATGACATCGTAAAAGATGCGTCTTGTGACTTTGATCCAACTTCAACATTAACTCTTACTGAGAGAATTCTTACTCCAGAAGAGTTTCAAGTTAACTTACAACTATGTAAGAAAGACTTTAGAGCAGATTGGGAAGCAGTGCAAATGGGATATTCTGCATTTGACAACTTGCCACCATCTTTTTCTGACTTTTTAATTGCTCACGTAGCAGATAAGGTAGCACAAAAAATGGAACAAAACATTTGGAATGGTACTAACGCTAACGCTGGTGAGTTTGATGGATTCAAAACTACATTATTAGCAGATGCAGACGTAGTTGACGTAGGTGCTGGTGCAGTTACTTCAGCAAACGTAATTACTGAACTAGGTAAAATTGTAGATGCAGTTCCAAGCGCAGTTTATGGATCTGAAGATTTGTTTGTATATGTATCAAACAATATTTATAGAGCATATGTAAGAGCATTAGGTGGTTTTGCATCTAATGTAGGTGCTGCTGGTACTGACAACAAAGGTACACAATGGTTCAATGGTGGTGCATTAACATTTGATGGTATCAATATGGTTATGGCACCTGGTTTAGCTTCTAACACAGCGGTAGCTGCTGAAAAAGGTAACTTATTCTTCGGTTGTGGTTTATTAAATGACCAAAACGAAGTTAAGGTAATCGATATGGCAGATATTGATGGAAGCCAAAACGTAAGAGTAGTAATGAGATTTACAGCGGGTATACAACACGCTATTGGATCTGACATCGTTCTTTACTCTTAATAAATAAATTGTATAACTCAAAGAAAGGTAGGGGGGATTATCTTACCTACCTTTTTTTATAAAAAATAATAATTATGGCTTGTGATTTAACACTTGGAAGAAAAGAACCTTGTAAAGACGTAGTTGGTGGAATAAAAAATGTTTATTTTGTTGACTTTAGTAAATTAGGTACTGTGACTCTTACGAATGACGAGATAACTAATATGACCGGTACTGCTGGTGCATTAACTTATTTTGTATATGAAGTAAAAGGAAATTCATCATTAGAACAAACCGTGAACTCTTCAAGAGAAAATGGTACTACTTTCTATGAGCAAACATTGAACTTAACACTTAAAAAGTTATCTAAAGCTGATAACAAAGAGTTAAAGTTAATGGCTTATGGTAGACCACATATTGCTGTTGAAGATTACAATGGTAACTTTATGATGATGGGATTAGTTAATGGAGCTGACGTAAGTGGTGGTACAATTGTTACTGGTGCTGCAATGGGAGACTTAAGTGGTTATACACTTACTTTCACAGCTCAAGAAACTTTACCAGCTGTGTTTATGGCACATACTGCTGGTCAATTCGTGTTTAACTCAACTGATTTCGCTGGGTTAAGTGGTACAATAACTAGAACAGTAGGATCAAACTCTTAATAGAGTGTTTTTTTCTTAATACGAAAGAGGGGATCAATTTGATCCTCTTTTTTTTTGGAACAATATGATACAATTTTAGTTATATACTTATGACAACATTATTGCCAAACACAAACGCACAAACTATTAGCATTATACCAAGATCATATATAGTTGCTAGTAATTTAACGTTAAAGATAGTAGAAGATGGAACTAAGAAAAATCAAACGTTAAGTAATATAACAAGTGCGTTATCTTCTAATGGTAATTTCTTAAATATGTCTTGCACGTTTAGTATCTTAGCTGAAGATGGTAACTATTCATTTGAGATAAAACAAGGATCAACTCTTATTTATAGAGGTAAAGCATATGCAACAAGTCAAGTGAATTATACTACTAGTCATACATTAAATCAAAGTAAATATGATGAGTTTGATTCTGAAACAACTGAACAACAATATATAGTAATATGAGTAAAAATTTAAAGATAATCAATTTAGCAGGGTATGAAGTACCTAAAGTAATTGAAAGTAAAAGACATAATTGGGTTGAGTATGGAGAAAATAACGCATACTTTGATGAGATTATAGAAAGATATTTAGGTAGTGCAACTAACTCAAGGTGTGTCAATGGTATTGTCGATATGATATATGGTAGAGGGTTAGATGCAACTGATTCACAAGAAAAGGCAGAGATGTTTGGTAAAATGCAGGCGATACTAAAACCTGACCAATTAAAGAGAATAGTAAATGATTTAAAACTTTTAGGTCAAGCATCTATACAAGTTACTTATGACAAGAGAAAAACTCAGATCAATGGAATTTATCACTTTCCTACTGAAACACTTAGAGCTGAGAAAGCAAAAGATGGCAAGATAAAAGCATATTATTATCACCCTAAATGGACTGATATAAAACCTAGTGATAAACCAAAAAGAATACCAGCATTTGGTTTTGGTAAAAAAAGTGAATTAGTTGAAATATATTGTGTAAAACCTTATAGACCTGGTTTTTATTATTATTCACCAGTCGATTATCAAGGTTGTTTGCAATATTGTAATTTAGAAGAAGAGGTATCTAACTACCATATAAACAACATTAAGAATGGTTTACAACCATCTATGTTATTAAACTTTAATAATGGTGTTCCTGGTGATGAAGCACAAGAAATAATAGAAAGAAAGATATATGATAAATTTAGTGGATCATCAAATGCAGGTAGATTTATATTAGCATTTAACGAAGATGCAGAAACACAAGCATCAGTAGAACCAATAAACCTACCAGACGCACACGCACAATATGATTTCTTAGCAAAAGAATCGAGAGAAAAAATTATGATTGGTCACGGAGTTGTTTCACCTATATTATTAGGTATAAAAGATAACACTGGTTTTGGTAACAATGCAGAAGAATTAAGAACAGCTTCTATATTAATGGACAACATCGTTATACGACCATTTCAAGCACTTTTAATAGACTCTCTTAAGACTATTTTATCTTTTAATGAAATATATCTAAACTTATATTTTGTAACGTTACAACCTATTGAATTTACTGAGTTAGATAATATAGCAACTAAGATTAAAAGAGAAGAAGAAACAGGAGAAAAGTTGTCTAGTGAGGAAAAATTAGAGATGAATGATGACGAAGCTGATGATCTATTGAATCAATTAGAGTCATTAGGAGAAAAAATAGATGATAATGAATGGGAACTAGTTCATCAAGAAGTAGTAGAAGATTCAGATCAAGACTTTGATTTAGAGAACTTTTCTAATCAAGCTAGTAAATCTGATGCAAATCCTAACAAAGAATCATATCAAGATAGTGCAACATTTAAAGTAAGATATTCATATACACCAATAAAAAAATCTATAAATAGTAGAAAGTTTTGTATTAGTATGGAAAACTTAGCTGAACAAGGTGTTGTATTTAGAAAGGAAGATATAACAATGATGTCTTTTAGAGGACTTAATAAAGAATTAGGTCATAAAGGTCAAAGATATAGTTTGTTTAAATATAAAGGGGGTGTAAATTGTCAACACAAATTTATGTTAAACGTATATAAAAAGAGAGTAAAACAAGGAGATAAAGTGTCAATTGGAGATGCAAAAAAAGATGGGTTTAAAGAGCCAACAAATCCAAAAGAATATGCAATTGCACCAAAAGATATGCCGAATAGAGGACATCACCCAAATTATAATAAATAATGAAAGCACTATTTATAACATTAAAAGAATTAAAAAGGAAGTCTATTATAGATGGTAATGTAGACCAAGATAAGTTAATACAATTTGTAGAAGTTGCACAAGACACCTACATACAAACACAACTTGGAACAAAGTTATATGATAGATTGCAATTTGAAGTAATTAATGACTCGTTAACAACTGTGAATCAAACATTAATTGATGATTACCTAAAACCTATGTTAGTTTGGTATTCTCAAGCTACACTAATTCCATACATTGCTTTTCAAATTAGTAATGGTGGTATTTACAAGCATAGATCTGAGAATTCAGATAGTGCTTCTTTAAGAGAAATAGATAGTTTAGCTGATGATGCAAAGCAAAAAGCAGAGTTTTACACTCAAAGATTTTTAGGTTATATGAATGAAAATAGTGAATCATACCCACTATATACAGCAGCACAAGAGGGTGGTATGTACCCTGAGAGAGATCAAAACTTAACAGGTTGGGTATTATAATGAAAAGAGGTAAATACGTTAAACATCATAATAAGACAAAAAAGCAGAACGAAATTAAATTAATGAGTTATATTAAAAAGATAAAAGATGGCATTTGGATCAATATACGAAAGTAGTTTTTTTGGTAATACAAATGAAACAAATGGTTGGGGTGCAATATACCCATTTGATGCAGATGGTTCTTTTTTACGAGTAGATACAACTTTAGAACTAGTTGATGATACAAGTATAACAGTAGATAAAACAATATATTAAAAATTAAGCAATGGCAAAAACAGTAATAAACGTTGGTACTAGTGCAAATGATGGAACAGGTGATCCATTAAGAACCGCAATGCAATCAACAAACTCAAACTTCAATGAAGTATATACGCTATTTGGTAATGGTTCTACGTTAGCATTAAGTGGTGACGTTAGTGTTAGTGGTGGTACTGCTACAATTGGTAGTGGTGCTGTGACAAGTGCAAAAATTGCAAACGATACTATTGCATTAACAAATTTAGCTGATATAAAAATTAACGATACAACTGATGTTATATATACAAACATAGCAATTACAGTTGTAAATCCTGGTTCAGGAAATAAATATTATTATGATGGTGCTAATCAAGTAATAACATTATCTAAAGGTCAAACATATAGATTTGACCAAAGTGATAATTCTAATGCAACTCACCCATTAAGATTTAGTACAACTCAAGGTGGTACACATAGTGGGGGATCAGCTTATTCAACTAATGTAACAGTTGTTGGAACTCCTGGTAATGCTGGTGCATATACACAAATAACAACAGAGCAAGATACACCAACATTATACACTTATTGTACAGCTCATAGTGGTATGGGTAACACAGTAAGTTATGGTGCTTCATTAGATTCAAGAGGTCTAGTATCACAAATAGGATTAGATACAAATGATTATATCACAGTTTTATCAGACAAAATTAGTTTCTTTATTGATGGTAGCGAAGATATGCGATTACAAGATAGTGGTACTTTACAAGTAGAGGGAGATGTGGTAGCATATTCTACAGTAATATCTTCTGATGAAAAATTAAAAGATAATGTAGAAACTATTGATAGTGCATTAGATAAAGTAAAACAATTAAAAGGTGTAACATTTAATTATAAATCTAATGGAAAAGCTAGTGGTGGTATTATAGCACAAGATGTAGAAAAAGTATTACCATCATTAATAAAAGAACAAAACACACTTGATGGATCTGATACATTTAAAACTGTAGATTATAATGGTCTAGTTGGTTTGTTAATTGAATCAGTAAAAGAATTATCTAGTAGATTAGATAAGTGTGAGTGTAAAAAAGAATGTAAAAATAATTAATTATGGCTTTACAAGGTAAAATAACAAGGTATAAAATGATTGAAGATACTGATGCTGAAATGATTGAAGAAACAAGAACTTATGTAGATGACATTCCAGAAGATCACGAAGATTACGATAAAAGAGGAACAACTGAAACTGTAATGGTTTATCCAAAAACACAAGTAATTGATGAAGATAGAACTTATGATGACGCTTATTTAAAGATAAGAGCTTGTGGATTTCATCAAACACCTAAAGTTCATCACCCTACAACTGGTGATACTGAAAAAACTTTTTATCTAAATATTTTATATGATATTTATAGAAGTAAAGAACACGCTGATTTTGATAGTGGAAATCCAGTTGAATTTTTAGATTGGTCAGAAATGGAACCGATAGATTTAGATTCGGAAGAGTTTACATCTCAAAATATAATGCAATATGCTTACGAAGTTTTAAATTCACAACAAGAGTATCTTGAAATGAATGCAGTTTAACAAAATAAATTAAATAATTATGGCAGTACCTAGTTCAGGGGCTTTAAGATTAAGAGGAGATATAGCACTAGAAGTTGATGGAAGTGCAACAGGAACAGATGTTTCTTTAGGAACGTTATCAAATAGTGCTGGTTTTACAGAACCTGATACTATGAGTGAATTCTATGGTTACTCAAGTGTTTCTGCACCAAGTGTAACTACAAGTGCAGCAACAAGTGTTACAGCTTCTAGTTTTACAGCTAATGGAAATGCTACTAGTGATAATGGTGCTAGTATAACTGATAGAGGTTTTTATATAGGTACAGATTCTAATTATGCTAACAATACAAAAACAAGTGTTGGTGGTAGTGGAACTGGAACTTTTACTTTAAATAAAACTGGTTTAACATACAATCAAACTTATTATATTACAGCTTATGCAACTAATTCAATAGGAGAGGGTAGAGGATCAACAATTACACAAAACACAGCAAATGCAACAGCACCAAGTGTTAATACAAATTCTAATTCAAGTGTAAGTGTAACTTCAATGGTTGCTAATGGTAATGTTACATCTGATGGTGGTGCTACCATAACGTCAAGAGGATTTTATTTTGGTACAAGTAGTAATTATGCAAATAATGGTAAATACACAGTAAGTGGTACAACTGGTTCTTTTAATAGAACAATGAGTGGATTAAATCAATCAACAACATATTATGCAACAGCATTTGCTGTTAACGCAGTTGGAGAATCAAGAGGTGGTACACAAAGTTCAACAACATCAACACCAATTAACTATTCAGTAAGTACACAAGGTGGTTATCACGAATTTGAAGTTATAGGTGGTTCATCTGTTGTTCATTCACAATATTATTCTACTCAATATGATAGAAGTCAATATAATCATTCTCAATTAGGTTGGACTACATTTGGAAATTGTGATAAAGGAAGTTCAAGTGGAAGTGGTGTACAAAATTGTAATTATGAAGTAATGACTCAAGGAAATAGAATGAAAGTAAATAATATTCGGGCACATTATTCAGGTTCTTATGTTGCTGTAAGAGGTTATATAAGAGTTTATAAATATTATTATAATTCAAATAATACTGAAACTGCTAGAACAATACAAAGAATTAATCCAGGTGGTTGGAATTTAGGTTCTTGGAATAGTGGTAATGTTGTATCAAATAATTCTTGTGATAATTGTTATTATCCAGGAAGTGGTACAAGTTCATCTTTCAATTATAATGTAAATGGAACAAGTTATATGGATTGTAATAGAGGTGTTTATCAAACAGCCGTAACACCTTGTGCAGCTTGGGGTGCAACATCTAATCAATATAATGCAAGTGGTGGTTAAAATTTAATATTATGAATTTATTCGAGAAAAAAGTAACAGAAGAAGATAAAGAGTTTTATCAAGATTTTATAGATAACTTCGATAATTTCGAAAACGAAGATATTTATGCATATGAGGGTTTTTGGTTATTACACGATAAATTATTTAGTAGTGGTTTCCAACCTTGTGATTGTAATAGGTTTCAATTCCCATTTTTCAAGAAAGAATTAGATATTGTTTTTAGTAAATTTATAAAATAATAATTATGGCAGATTTAGATTTAGAAGAGATAAAGAAAAAGAAATTTAACATAAGCGTTGAGAACTTAATTACGTTAGGTGCTGTAGTAGTAACAGTGGTCGGTATGTGGTATTCGCTGCAAGCTGACATCGAAGAAGCTAAGGCTTTACCGGAACCAGAGGTGTCAAGAACAGAGTATGATCTGAAAGATCAACTAATAAGAGAAACTATTATATCTACTGAAGAAAAGGTTGATGCTAATTCAGAAAAGTTAGACAAGATAGATGAAAAACTATATGAAATAATAATAAAAGAATGAGAATATTAATATTAGCATTATTGTTTAGTGTATTTAGTTATGGACAAGATATGACTACTGTTCATTTTAATTATAAATGGAATAGTCAAAATTCATACAATGGATTAGATAAATTAAAAAATACTAAAGTTCAATATGCAAACGTTGAAGATCAAAAAGATATAATAAAAAGATCAATTAAATCAGTACCTACAATAATGATATATAAAGATGGTAGTCCAGTTGCTAAATTTGAAGCAGGATTAACTATGAAAATAAGTGTTAGATTAGATAGCATACAATCTATTATAAATAAATATAAGAAATAATGAATGGGTTTGAACCAACGATATTAGGAGTTGCTGTTTATATAATAACAATATCACAAATAAACGAAGCACTACAATCACTCCTAATAATTGCAACGTTAGTTTATACAATTATTAAAATAATACAACTTTTAGAAAAAAAATAAATTATGGTAAGAATACTAAGATGGTTAGCAAATCAATTTGAAACGTTTAACCA